GTGCCATAGCCCGCAAAAAAGCGGAAATTTTTGGCGATTCCCCCAGACATGAACAGACTTTTGCAAAAGCCTGGCGGCGTGGTAGGCTCTACGGGTGCAGTGGCTCCGAGCAGCCGAAGCCGGGAGAGCAGTTGGAGTGTCGGGAGCGACAATTCGACGGAAGGCCGGGGGTATCCACAAGGGCCACCGCGTCTATGAGAGAGGGATCACTGAGGAGGACATCGAAGATGGTGTACCGGCTCAGACGAAGACGCTCTATGCGGTCGAGCCGCTGACCGACAAAGATAAGCGGCACGCTGACGAGACGCCACTCGACCCCGACGCAGCACCTCGACACCTCTCCGCAAAGCTCTTTGAGTGCGACGCTCTGCGCATGCGCATTCAGGGCTTCAGCTACCAGCAGATCGCCATCCGGCTCGACATGTCATACAAAGCAGTGCGTGCTGCTGTGAAGCGGTCGACCCAACGTGTCGAAAAGGATTCGCTCGAGCGCGCGAAAGAGCTCATCGAGCTGGACCTTCAGCGACTGGATACGATGCAGGCGTCGCTGTGGGATGTGGCGGTCGCTGGCGATATCAGGGCGCAGAAGCAAATCATCGAGATCATGCGCCACCGCGCGAAAATTCTCGGCATCACGGGGGCGGCCCCGAAGAACTTCAACCAGTGGAACGTGCAGATTAACACCGGGCAGGTCGACGAGACCATCGCGGACACGCCACATGGCATGATGAGCCCGCAGCAGATCCGCACCTACGAAGACCCGGCCGAAGCAGCCAAGCTCGAGCGCGAGCTCATCAAGCTACAGATCGACCAGGTCGAATACCGCGAGCGGTCTGGCGAGCTCGTCGACAAGCGTACCGCTGGGTCCACGCTGCACCGCATCGCTCGTCTGGTGCGTGACCGCCTGCTGAAGTTCCCGACTCGAATGGCCAACAAGCTTGTCGGCATGGACGCTCCAGGCATCGCGCGCGTGCTCGACGAAGAGGTGCGCGACGTCCTCGGCGAGATGGTCGATGACATTCAGCGAACGATGGCGGTCGACGACGAAGAGGATGACACCGTGGTCGATGCCGAGTTCGTAGAGGCTCCCTTGTGAGTGCCGTCATCGAAGGAGAAGCAGACCTTTGGGAGTCCTTCGCCGATGGGCTGCGTCCACCGCCCGAGCTGACGGTGACCGAGTGGGCCGAGGAAAAGCGCATTCTTCCGAACACATCGGCTGAGCCTGGCCGGTGGAAGACCGACCGCACGCCGTACCTGCGCGAGATCATGGACGCCGTATCACCACAGTCGCCGGTGCGTGAGGTCACGCTGATGAAGCCGGCGCAGACCGGCGGCACCGAGGTCTTGCTGAACGCCATCGGGCACATGATGGAGTGCGACCCGGGTGCGTCACTGGTCGTGATGTCGACCGAGAGCACGTCACGGGAGTGGGCGCACGAGAGATTGAGGCCCTTGCTCGAATCGACGCCGTCGCTCGCGGCGATGTTCAGCACCAACCAGCGCGACCCGGACAACCGCAAGACGTTCAAAAAATTCCCAGGCGGCTTTCTTGCCGTGACCTATTCGACGTCGGGGGCTGAGCTAAGAAGCCGGCCCGTGCGCTACCTGTACCTCGACGAGGTCGACGCCTACCCGAAGAGTCTCGGGAAAGAGGGCGACCCGGTAGGGCTGGCGCGAGCTCGTACGCGGACGTTCGCGCACAATCGGTTGATCCTCAAGGTGTCGACGCCGACGGTCGAGGGCGATTCACGCATCCAATCCGAATACGAGCAGGGTGATCGGTGCGTCTTCCAGGTGCCGTGTCCGCACTGCCACTTCTACCAGGTGCTACACCCACGCCGGATGATATGGCGTGAGGGCAAGCCGACGGACGCACACTTCGAATGTGAGGCCTGCGCCGAGCGCATCGATCACGAGGACAAGGCGTACTTTCTTCCGCGTGGTAAGTGGGTGCCGACGAGGCCGGATGCGGACGGAACGCACCGAAGCTTTCATCTGCTCGGCACCTATTCGCCGCTTGGTTGGATGGCGTGGTCGGAGATGGCCGCAGCATGGGACAAGGCCGAGGCGGAGAAAGACGACGACGCAAAGATCGTGGTCGTCAATACGATGTGGGGCTGCCCGGCTGAGATCTCGACGACCGAGGAGCTCGACCACGAAAAGCTCTGGATGCGTCGCACATCATGGGAAGGCGACCACAAGGTCTTGGGCGACTACGGGCTTTTAACGGCCGGTGTCGACGTCCAGGCGGACCGGCTCGAGTGCGAGGTCGTGGCGTGGCGCGAAGGCATGCGGTCTCAGTCGGTCGCCTACCATAAGCTTTACGGCGACCCGACGCAGCCGGGTGTGTGGGATGAATTGTGGGAGCTACTCGAGCGCGATTGGAAGCACGAGTCTGGCGGGCTCGTGAAGTTATCGCGGATGGCTGTGGACAGCGGGTACCTTTCCGATGAGGTCTATAAGTTCGGCCAGCGTGACCGGCGCCGCATTATTATTACGAAGGGCTCGTCAACGACCCAGGCAACCATTAGCCCGCCGCGTGATGTCGAGATTGGACCGCGTGGAAACAAGCGAAAGATCGGCGTGAAGCTGTGGACGCTCAACGTCGACAACATCAAGCACCGCCTGATGCGCTGGCTCGAACTTCCCTACCCTGAGTTCGATGAGGAGACTGGCGAAATCGAAGAGTTTCCGGCCGGGTGGTGTGAATTTCCGCAGTACACACGCGCGTGGTTCGAGGGCCTTTGCAGCGAGCGTCGCGTGCTCAAAAGCCGTGGATGGAGGTGGGAAAAGATCTACGATCGCAACGAGCCGCTCGACTGCCGTGTGTATGCGATGGCAGCCGCGATGCTCGAAGGCATCGAGCGATGGGATGAGGAGCGGTGGCATGAGGCACGCCGGGGGATTGCTCAAAATCAGAAAGGCAGACAGCAGAAAGGAAGCGGCCGCCTGGTCAGTCGCTCGAAGTATCTAGGGAGATAAATAACCATGAAGATCGACATCGACGACTCACAGGCTGCAAAGAAGCTCAGCCGTCAGGCGTTTATTGTAAGCGACAAGAACCTAAAGCGGGCCGAAGTGCGTTCGGTGAACCGCGCGCTCCGAGGAGCTCGCACCGAGATCTCGCGCGCGATCCGAAAAGGCTACCGGATGAAGTCGAGCGACATCAAAGATGCGATGACGCTCAAGCGTGCATCGGCTACGCAGTCGACGCCTACGGGAATCATCCGCATTGAAGACAAGCCGCTCCCCATCATTCGCTTTGGCTCGCCGAACCAAACACGCGCCGGTCTGTCGGTCACTGTTCGAAGAGGCAGGCGTCAGACCATCAAGAGCGGGTTCATCGTCGAGTCGATGGGCGGTCATGCATTCATCCGAACCAGTGAAGACAGCCTGCCGATCCGTAAGCTCTTTGGCCCGAGCGCTCGCATGCTTGCGCCGTTCGCCATCAAGAAGTCAAAGGGCGCAGTCGACGAGCGCATGGTCAAAGAATTCGACCGCAACGTGAATCGAGAAATTCGAAAGGCCTGGCGGTAACGGTTTGACTGAATCGAATCAGGTCGGTAGGGTCAAAAACAGAAGTGCGGGATAGAGGAGCGCCACAGATGGCATGGACACAGGCTGACATCGACGCTCTCAAGGAGTCGATTAAGTCGGGGCACACCGAGGTCAGCTTTCGCGACCGGACGGTGAAGTACCGGTCCGTCACCGAGATGATTCAACTCCTCCGCATGCTGGAGAACGAAGTGTCGGCTAAGACTCTCAAGTCCACACAAATTCTCGCATCGTCTTCGAAGGGGCTCGATTCATGAGCATCCGCTCGAAGCTGGCTGACGTTTTGGATCCGCCGCGCAAGTGGGAGCGCGCTGCCGCTTCTATCCCGGCAGACCCTAAGGTCATGAGCTCGAGCCGCGGCTACGAGGGCGCGACGCATTCACGGCGCACCAAGGAGTGGCTTGTCTCGCGCGGCTCACAAGATAGGGTTGCGCAGTGGGCCATACACGAGCTTCGTGCGCGCTCTCGTCACCTGGCCCGAAATCACTGGGTCGGAACTCGGGCCGTGTCAGTCGTGGCATCGGGCATCGTGGGCGGCACAGGGATTCGCCCGTCATCGAAGGGGGTTGCTGACTGGGACGAATACCTGCGGGACTTCGCCAAACCGCAGGCCCAGGTCGGAGCTCAGAAAGGGCACTCACTCCTGAGTATTCAGCGCCTCATTGCACGAACCGTCATCGAAAGCGGTTCGTGCATCGTCGTTCGTGAGTGGCGATCGTCGAGACATATGGCGAACCGCGGTCTCGTCGCACCGTTCCAACTCAAGATTTTGGAGCCTGATTTTCTCGACTGCCGTCACGACGGATACCGAAAGGACGGTGGTCTGACATTCCAGGGCATTGAGTACGACCGCACCGGGTGGCCCGTTGCTTATCACCTCTACGACGAGCATCCTGGCTCAGCATTCCCGCACCGAAATAACTTGAAGAGCACCCGGGTCGAGGGCGAGCACGTCAGTCACGTTTTCTGGCAGGAACGGCCCGGCCAGACGATCGGCATTCCGTGGTTGGCCCCGGTCATCCTTAAATCACGAGACTTGGATAAATTCGAAGATGCGCAGCTCATGCGCCAGCAGATGGCGGCGATGTTCACCGCGTTTCTGCAATCGACGACCGAGTACACCGGTTCGGCGGATGACGATGACGGCATCTCGCTTGAGCCGGGGACGATTCAGAAGCTGTTCGCGGGCGAGAACATCATCTTTCCCGACATGCCAGATGCCAACGGGTACAACGAATTCGTAACCGGCCAGCTTCGGGCAATCGCGGCATGCGTGGGCCTGTCCTACGAGCGGCTATCCAACGATTACAGCAGCGTCAATTTCTCGTCGGCCCGCATGTCGGCCATGGTTGAGCGCGTGCTTGAGACCCAGTGGCAGCACGAGATGATGATCGGTCAGTTCTGCCAGGACCTTGACCGGTGGCTGGAGGAAGCAGCTCCGCTCTTGGGTCGTCAGTGGGGGTCGACTTCGTGGACGCCTCCGGCACGTGAGTTGATCGATCCCTCGCGCGAAGTCGGTGCAAAGGTCCGACTCATCGAGTCCGGTCTATCGTCCAGGGATCACGAAGCCCAGAAGATGGGCCGAGACGTCCAAGACATCGATGAAGAGCGGGCGAGAGACCTGAGGCGTGAAGAAGAGAAAGGGCTCGATAGCAGTCCCAACAATGCGATGAATCTGAAGGACGCCGCAGATGAGGTTGCGCGTCACTTAGAAATAATCTAACGTCGGACTTACAAAGTTCGACACAGTCCAAGGGTGGACAGTGGCGCATAAGATGAAAATCTACGATGTAATCGGGTGGGACGTCATGGCACGTAGTGTTGTGCATGAGCTCGACCGAATCGCCTCGGAAGAGGATGACAAAGACGTTGACGTCCACATCAATTCAGGCGGCGGCTTCGTTTACGACGCGGTCGCAATCTACAACCGCCTGAAAATGCACCCAGGAAAAGTTACGGTTTACGTTGACGGTCTCGCGGCCAGTGCTGCGACCATCGTCATGCTGGCCGGTGAAAAGGTCGTCGCCCCCGAGGCCGCGCTCTTCATGGTGCATAAGCCATGGGCGTGTGCGATCGGTGATGCCGACGACATGCGAAAGTCCGCCGATGTTCTCGATATCACCGAGGGCTCGATGCTCTCGATGTACGCGAAGAAGACCGGCATGAGCGTCGACGACCTCATCGAGCTGCTCAAAGAAGAGACGTGGATGAATGCCGAAGACGCGCAGGCGTTCGGGTTCATCGATGTCGTTTCTGAGTTCGACGAACTCGAAGATGAAGATGAAGAAGACGGAGAGGTCGACGAAGAGGAAGAGGTCGACGAAGAGTCTGAAGAAGAAGCCGAGGACGAAGAGGGCGAGGACGAAATCTCGTCTCGAATCCGCCAGGCCTTCCGCTCCTATCACGAAGCTCAAGAGAAGAATGACAATCTCCCGGAATACAGCCGGGTCGCCGCTGGGACGCGCTATAGAGCTGCGTTCGGCGGAATCACTGAACAACCTAACGAGGTGCCGGCAATGGCAACGAAGACCAAAACCAAGAGCCCCGGCGCTCCGTCGGATGACCACAAGGCCCAGCCCAGCGCAGCCGCCGAGCGTTCCCGCATCATGGCGATCACATCTCTGTGTGCGACGCACGCGATCGCAGACGCCACGCGTGATGAGTACATCGAGAGCGAGACCAGCATCGAAGAGGTTCGCGGCGAAGTGCTCGACACCCTCGCCGAGCGACAGGCGGGCAGTACCGGCTCGGGCATCAACCCGTCAGCTTCGGATACCACTGTCGGCGAGACGGAAGAGCAGAAGCGTGCCGAGGGCATGCGACTCGCTCTCGAAGCCCGAGCCGGAATCCTCAAAGGCGACGAAGCTCGAGAGGCTCGTCGCAACAACCAATTCGCATCGATGACGCTCTTCGAGATGTGCGCGTCGTACGCGGAGCACCGCACCGGCACCAAGAAGAACGTCGTCGGACGCGTGCTCGCCTCGACCCGTTCGCAGCCGATCATGGCATCGGGCATGGGTGTCACGCACACCACCAGCGATTTCGGCTCGATCCTCCAGAACATCGCGACGAATCAGCTTCTTCGCGGATGGGAGGAGGTGACCGATACCTGGAGGCCGTGGACCAACCGCGGAGTGCTGGGAGACTTCAAGCAGGTGGCACGCAGCGACCTCAACCTTTACCCCGATCTCCTCGAGGTGGAAGAAGGTGCGGAGTACAAGGGCGCCGCGATGAATGACCGTGGAGTGACCAATCAGCTCGCGACCTACGGGCGCACGTTCGGCGTGACTCGCCAGGCCATCATCAACGATGACCTCCAGGCGATGACGAAGGTTCCGATGCGCATGGGCCAGGCAGCCGCTCGAACCGTGGCCAATTTGGTGTATGCGGTGCTTACCGCCAACGCCAACTTCGACGGAGCAACCCCGCTCTTCGATGCGAGTCGAAACAACCTGCACAGCCTCGACCTGACCGCCGACAATCTCGCGACGGTCATCGCTGCGATGCGCACGCAGACCGATCCGGATGGCCACGCAACGCTGAACATCGAGCCTGGATTCCTGATCGTCGGCGCGAACCTCGAGTATGAAGCCCGCAAGATTCTGAACGCAGCCTTCATCGAGGATAACGGCGCAGCCGTCGACAACGTCCAGCGTGGCGCCGTCGACCTGATCGTCGAGACCCGCGTGGACGATGACGATGACAACTCCTGGTATCTCACAGGAGACGGCTCGCAGCATGACACCGTCGAGGTCGCTTTCCTCGATGGCGTCGAGACGCCCGAGGTCGAACAAGTGGACGCCTGGAACGTCGACGGCACGAACTTCAAGGTGCGCATGGACGTCGGCGTTGCGCCCATGGACTACCGCGCCATGCAGCGAAGCGACGGCTCGACTTAATCAGTAACGCATAGCGCCGAGTAGGCGCATCAACGCGACCGCACTAACGCCGCCCCGAAGGGCGGCATGATGGAGAAGAAACCATGACTGAGAAATATATCCAGAAGGGTGAGAAGATCACCCAGACTTCCTCGGGCGCCGTGACGGTTGGCCAACTGGCCACGTTCGGGGCAGACGATTATGCCGGCATCGCACTCAACGCCTCAGCGGGTTCGGGCGAGAAAGTGGTCTATCAGGTCGACGGCGTCTTCAAATACGCCGTCGCAGCTGGTGCATCGACCACCGGATTCGGTGACCCGGCGTATTTCGATTCGGGTGCGGACGAGATCACTGATGATGCCGACACGGGGTCGAATCCTAAAGTTGGCGTCTTTGTGACCCCGACCACCTTCAAGCTCAACGCCTGATGGATATCGCTGCCGCGACAGCCTCCGCGCACGAGGTCTTTGAGGTTTCGTGCACGGTGGCCCGGGACGGTGTCGCAGACCTCGACATCGAGGCAGTGCTGCATCTGGACGGCGAGAACTGGAAGTCAGTCGCGGGCAGCCCAATCAGCATCATGGCAAGAGCCGACATGATCAGCATTCGAAAGAGCGAGCATTCGCTCGAACAGGGCGATGAGGTGACGTGCTCGGATTCGAGTGTGGTGACCGAATCGAGGACATTCAAGATCACGAAGCGAGACCGGGCCGATGATGGATATGTCGAGACCTGGCACATGAAGGAAATCACGTGAGCGCATCGGCAGCCATTCAGGAGTTGAGAACCCGCATTCAGAACGCGGGCTATCCCGTCACGATGTGGCGGGTGGTCGACCCTGAGACGGACACGCTGCCGATTGCCGCTATCAACTTCGGCGATGATGGCGAGCAGTGGGAGGCGGATAGCCCGCTCGACCGTGTGCAATCGCTCATCGATGTGATGCTTGTGGCTGAATATGACAGCGAGGACCCCGAGCTCGAAGCGGTGCAGGAGGCTGAAACGTTTCGAGACCTGCTTGTCGAGCGCGTGCCAGACAAGCGCGACACGCTCGCAGACTCAGTAAGTATGGCCTACGTGGACAATATGTTCATCGGAACGAGACAAGAATCAACGAACGTGTTCGCCATTTTCGTGCGGGTGCGTCTGGAATATCAGGAGTGACCCATGGGCGACGCATATCAACTCGATGAAGCTGGAAACTTCGTGCTCGGCGCGGGTCGGTTCTTCTACCGCCTCAGCGGTGATGACGCTTTTCATTATCTGGCCGAGACGACCGACGCGGAATTGTCTAACGAGGTCACACGACAGGAGCTCATGTCGATGGACCCCGCACAGTCGGACACGCTCGAGGACGTCATCACGTCGATTTCTCGGACGCTGACTACCTCGATCCGTGACGTCAGTCAGCGGGCACTCTCGCTCTTCTTCGGTGGAACGTCCTCCGATGAGGTGCAGTCTAGCGTTTCGGCCGAAGAAGAAGATTTTGCATCCATCGAGCTCGGCGCCTGGTATCAACTCGGAACGAACATCACCGCCGCGCCGACTCAGGGCTACCGCCTCGTGGCAAGCGTCAGCATCGAAGAGGACCCGGACGGAACGCCGGTCTCGCTGGTTGAGGGCACGGACTACGAGATCGACCTGACTGAGGGAATGATCCACCTCCTCGCGTCTGCCACGAATGTGGCAGCCGGTGATGACATCCGTGTCACGTATGATGTGACCGCATCCACGAGCGAGAAGGTCGTGACCTCGGAGAACTCCGCATCGGCCATCTGCGAGATTAAATTCATCTCGGATAACACCCGCGGCGACGACCGGACGTTCATCTTTCCGCGCGTCGACTTCGGGCCGAACGGCCCCATCAATCTGAAATCGCGCGACACGTGGACCGAAATCCCGATGACGGGCGAAATCCTCAAGCCGACCGATGGCTCGCCGAACGTTGTCATCGTCAAGAAAGCGGTCGCGAGTTAAGCGCCGCACAGGAGTTAGACTATGGCATTGCCAAGCATCACGCCCGATTTTGAAGAGTACGAAATTCCCGGCGT